ACGACTTAAAGTTTTGTTGTAGTTGAAAGGGCCTTTAACAATGCCGGTTCCAAACAAAGCAGATTCTAGCAGTGCATTACGCAACTCACTGGAACCGCCAGACTCTTCAATCTGGTCGTGTATAAGTATCTGCATGTTTCGTGCAGCTTCCTTAGCAGGAGAACGCTCCAAGACTTGTGGGTCTGGAGAAGCTCCTTGAGAGAACTGTACGCCTGCTTCTTCGATAGCTGCGCTTAGTACATCTTTAGTAGCTGTTAAAGTCTCTCCGGGCTTAAGGGGCTTGTCTCGACCATCGCCAGCATAGCCAACATCATACGGAGAGATAGGCTTCATTTCTTCTTCTACGGGTGCTGTATACTCAGGCGCACTAGTCTCAATGCCTGTTGCGCCAGCTTCGAGGTGTATATACTTTGCTATGCCTTCAGGCAGTCGTGTTTCACGAACACCAATCGGAAACTGACCAGTTCCAAAAATAACATCAACCAACTGGCCGAAAGCCGCCAATACTTTAGTCTTAGTTACTTTAACGAATACTTTTGACTTTTCGCTTTCGCGGAAACGTACATTCTTGCTGTAAATTCCACGGAAGTTATGATAAGCCGTAAGCCAACGTTTTTCGTCAAAGTCTCTTGCTTGTTCTGCATTAGCGTAACGGTCTTGTACTAAGCCTACGAAACGATTCCGCACATCTTCTTCTAAGTCTAGCTCAAGACCGCCAGCAGTCTCTTCAGGCTCAAAGTAAAGATAGTCGGCATTTTCGTATGATTCGTTTTGTTCAGCCATCAATTAGTATCCAAATGTTGAGTCAGACGGTGTAAAATGTGATTCTTTTCTAAACTGTCTGAGTTGATTTATCGTATCGTTGATACGTGGCCTAGCCATTATTAAGTATCGTAGTGCATCGTATGCGTGGTCTGATGCGTGTGTATCTACGTCTTCTGGCTTAGCTTTATCTAAAGGAATACCTTGAAGCTCGCGTATCAGGTTAGGGCATGTGTTAAATATCTGTATTCTGGGCCTACCGCTTGGCTGCAACTTAAGGTATTCGTGAATCTGTATCTTTCCTTGTATTCTGTTCTTGTCTGCCCTTCTAAGCTTGTGTCCGGCTCTCTGAAGCGTTTCGCCTACAGTGGGGCCGGTAGTACCAGTTCTGCTCCAACACGCTGTATCGAGCACTCCGGGCACAGAAAAGGGGTCTTCGTACTCCATCTCTGTCATCATTCCGGCAAGTTCAGTACCAAGCAATCCTTTCTTATATAGTTCTCTATATATAATAAGGGTACCGTCACTAGGGTCAACTGCACCCCACACACAAGCACTCTCTGAAGCATAACCATAGTCAATGCCTTTTGTGCGTTCCCAGTGTATTGGAATCTCAAAAGGCGTAATAACATGGTCAAAAGGATTAAACTCTGTGAATGCTGCTCCTTCTGCAACATCCCAGTTACCGTCCAACAATTGCTTGCGCTGTGTGGGCGGAAGAGCGTTTAGCATCTGCTCGTAACGTCCGTCTTTGGCTAAGTAGGGGTTATCCTGTAATCTAGCCGGTATAAACTTTCTTGTTAGGCCATCTGCGCCCCTGAAGCTTTCATTGGGTGGCGAGGGGTCTATGTATCTTTTCTTTACCCAGTTAGCCCCTGCACCACCGGGGTTCGCTGTACAACGCATGTACGTCTCAATTTCTGGGTCAGTAGTTCTAAGTCGTGAAGCCAAGTAGTTCCAAGCAAACTCCGTAGGCAAGTGAGTAATCTCATCAAAGCCTATGAAGCTGTATGCTTGACCTTGATAGCGGTATACATCTGCATCACGCTCCAAGAAACCAAACTCCATCTTTGCTCCGCTTGGAAATACCCAGAGCTTTTCTACTTCTTTGTACTTAGCGCCGGGAAATGCCTTTGGGTACAGTTCACGGCTTTTGTCTATTAGTTCTCGTAGTTCTGGCATAGAGCGACGAATGATTAGCGCTCTATGGGCTGAACGGTGAGCAAAACGCAAGGGGTCAATAAGCATGGCGTATGACTTACCGCCCCCTGCTGCACCACCGTATAACACGTCTGTTTCTCCGGCTGCAAGGAAATCCTCTTGCGGGCCTTCGTTAGCCTTGAAGATAACATTCTCTTGTGCTTCAGCTTGCAGGGCTGTTGGAATGTCATCCAGCTCATCGGCGCTTACGAGCTTTGTTGCGTTCTCGTTTTCGAGCTTGCTGAGAGTCTTCTTGGTTTTGCTTATAGACTTCTTGTAATTATCTATTTTGCTTTGAGCTGCCTTGAGTTTTTTCTCTTTGTCTTTTACACTTCGCTTGGCGGCTTGTTTAGCTTTTGTTTCTGAGTGGTAGGTGTAGCCTCTGCCTGTTGAGCCTTTTTCTCTACCGCCCTTCTTGCGAGGAGTTCCATCAACTTTAAGTTTGAAGTTGCCTTCCTCGTCAACTAAGTATTTGTCGGGGTTAATGTCCCAGTCATTTTCGTTGTTCTGCAATTTTCTTTAACCCCATGTGCGATATTGAGCGTCCTGTCCCGTGGGTCAACCACATACTGCCTTCTCGTAAGCTTAATGTCTTTTCTCTTATAAGCGGAAGTACTTTGTCCAACATCTCTAGTTCTTTTTGTACTGGTTCTAGTACTTCGTTATTGGATTCACTGAGCTTATAACCAAACGGGATGGTACTACTTGACCTCCGTATACTCTCCATCTATTACTACCTCCTTTTTGGCGGGTATAACAAACAAACCCCCACCCGCACTTACAGTTACATCTAAACGTTCTGTCTTGCCTAAGCCTACACGGTCTAGGATTTGCTGTGCTGCTTGTAAACGCATGTTAGCTTGTGGTATAGGCTCTGGGCTATCCATAATCTGGATTAGCTTAGAAGCTGCTTTAGGTGCGTTGAGCGCCAGTATGTTTGTAGCTATGTTTAGTATTTCAGTCTTGAGGGCTTTGACTACTGTGTAGTGTGTTCCCTCTGCATAGCCTGCTAGTTCTGCTGCGTGCTTGACATCACCACCACAAGAAGTAAGATTATCAAGAAATGCTTGTTGCTTGGTGGTTAGTTGTTTGTCAGGCATGTAGACTTCCTAGTCATTTAATTGTACTATTACTATAGTATACCCGTAATATGGAGGTTTGTCAAGTTTTTTTTTGTTTATTTACATATATCATTATTGATATAAGAATGCACGTATGTTATGCGTATTAATCATATATGATTGCAGAAATAACTTGACAGATGCTCAAATTACGGGTATAATAGATATTAAGCCCACCGGGGTTATAGCATATGTATATCAGATACAGATGCACATCTTAATATGCTTATGTATTCTCCGCTACTTCCTTTAAAGCTCTTGGAAGCCGCCCGACTTCCCAAGCCTTGCCCCTACCTTTAAAGCCTTTAAAGCTGCGGCGCTATCTGGTTTACATGGCATATCTCCATAAAATGTATATGATTGTATATATATCCCAGTACCCCCCCATGGCAGCTTGCCCACCCCCTAAAGTCTCCAAAGAGACTTTAAAATCTCCATAGATTCTATAGAATCTTAACGCACATCCACAGGCTATCACGCTCCGAAGACTTTAAAAGTCTTTAAGCTGGACTCCTAGCTTTCTAGTTTACAAAACTAGGGAGACTTTCAAGTGTTTTTAAATCTATAGATTTACTCCAAAGACTTCCAATCTTTTCAATCACTTAGCGATTATTTAGTCTTCGACTACCAACTCCTATTGAGACTTTTAAAGTCTCCTTAGATTCTATCGCCTGCAGGAAAATCCCGAAAGGGATTCAGCTGAAATTTTAGTAACCCTATAAGCTATAAAAGCTTATAGGGTTACTAATAAAGTATCCTTATGTATTAAGTTAAAAAGAAGCTCTTTGAGCTTTTTAACTTAATACATAAGGATACTAATATGCTGACTTCAAACTTCAACAACATCGATGCCAACCAGATTGCAACAGCACGTCAAGTCTATGGAGTGGCTTGCCACTTTGCAAACATTCATGCCAAGTCTCCTTCGGAGAGATATGGATTGACCAAGGTTTTCAATGCCGTAGTGAACAAGTTCTACAAAGACGCCGATAGCTTTATGACCCACAGCGATGTCTCTGAGTTCAGAGAGTGGGATTGTGTTCCACCCCAGTTCTTGCTACTTGTAGCAAACAAGAAGCCTGCAAAGAAGCCAAAGGCTGCTAAAGTTTCTAAGAAAGCTGAGGCGAAGCCGAAGCCGGTTGCCAAGAAAGCCCAGCCAGCTTCAAAGAAGCCAGCGCAGAACGATAGAATTACTGCACTCGAAAGCCGAGTTGATGCCGTTGATTCTAAGCTCGATGCAATCCTTGAAATCCTTTCCGCTAAATAAGACTTGACAAATCTATAAGCCGTCAGTAATATGGCGGCTCAACTTTCCGAGGTATAAAAGTTATGAGCAATTATTTCTACGAAATGTTATTCCCTGATGTAAGTTTCCGTGATAAGATTTGTGTAGTTTTTAGTGATGGTAGCACTGAAGTATATAAACATCTGTACATGAATAGCTTTATACTGAAGGAAATAGAATGGGAAAATGTTGTTAATTGTTACGAGGTATAGATTTATGAGTGTTGGAAACTGGCGAAGCCATATAATTGTTAAGTGTGTTGCTTGTAGAAAGCCTATGGCTTATCATATAATCTCAGCAACAGCGAAGTGTAATGATTGTAAATCAAAGGATACAAAAAATGTATAATATTTTATTTGATGGTAACTGCATTACTGTAGAAAGTTTAAAAGCTGCTCAGGAAATAGCTGGGCACTTGTTAGAATCTGAATATACCAGTGTTGAAATTGTACCGTCTGCTCCGACAGACTTAGATTCTTTAGGCGAAATAGAGGTAGACTATGACGAATAGCTATGATGTTTGGGCAGGGGGTATTGTTATAAATCAATACTCCATCACCAAAGGTGAAGCAGAAAAGCTCGCAGCTCTATGTATAGCTGAAGGCTATGACGATGTTTACATTGAAAAGGTATAGAACTATGAAAAAGGTTGATATGTTTTACACCCCGACTAACATGAAAGACTTAGAAGACAGACTCGAAAGTTTCTCAGGCAGTGAAAAAGCTATAGCGTGGCTAGCTGCAATGATGGCTTGGAACCTAGCTTGTAAGATAGTAGAAGAATCTAAACAGGAGGAAGCAGCATGAGTTTAAACGTAGAACTAGAACATACTTTAAAGTCACGATTAGATGCAGAGCTGGTTAGTTATTGTGATATACTAGGCATCTGCATTAGCTATAAATCTAAATCAATAGATAGCTTTATGCCAGACGGAGAGTATATGTTCCATAGCTATAGCAACTTCGATGACAAAGTAGATATATTCTGGGGCCACTATGACCTCACAATCTCAGAAGCTTTGAGCATCTGGAAAGATAAAATTAATCAGAACCCAATAGGTAGGAGATTATAAGATGGTAGAAGTTAGCGATGAATTTGTACACTTTCTAGTTGAAAGATTAATAGAAAACAAATATGTAACTAACACCGAAGTGTTTGAGGCTATTGAAATCTGGAATGATAAAGTTATAACCGACTCAATAGATGATTACTTCAAAAAGAATTAATATTAAATGTACTTATTAGTTAGTAAGTTCTTACGAACTAACTAATAAGTACACAAAGGAGATGCCGATGTTCAACACTCACTGCAAAGCGGTTCAAGAATACTCTCAACGTAGTGCTACTAATATGTCAGACACAGTTCTAATGGTAGTGCTAAGCATCCAACAAAACTGGCTCGGTATCGGCGACCAACTAGCTGACGTAAGATTAAATAAGTCTGAGTCCCGGTTCTTGTGGGGCAACAAAGGAAAAACATATAGCTATCTTAAATCTAATCAACACAAAGTATATGCTCAAGTGATGGCTGTCGTCAACGGAAAGCAAACAGACTTTATGAAGTCTATATCGCTTATGAATATATTCCTGAGGGTTGATGGCTTGGGCTTAGCTAAAGCTGGCTTCTGTTGTCAGTTGATTGCTGGGTTGGTTGGCTGCATGGATACTCACAACATTAGAATGTATGGACTGGACACTAAAGACTTAGCACTAGCTAAGAATCCCAAGACTCAGAAAGGCATTGATGCTAACAATGCTAAGATAGATAAATACATAGTGTTATGTGCTGACTATGGCTGTGAGAATCTTTGGAACTCTTGGTGTGATTTCGTAGCTACTAAATCTAATCGATGGCAAGACGGCAACCATGTATCCGAAGTACATTATACTTACTTGATTGGAGATAAGTGATGAGCAGTTTAACAGAC